AAACCAAACAACTACACAACCATTTGTTGACTAATTTATACGTTTAATACGTTAATAACATAGTAAACATATAGTTTAATCCATTGATTGCGTATGCAATTGTATGATTACTATATTATATGTTCACTACCACCAACTGTATAGTATATCTAAATGTTGTGTAACCGATATGGGGGGTTTTTGGAATAAACGATTGGAGGGTGGGTGGGTTACTTCAGAGATATTTTTCTAAATTATTTCCTATAATTTTTAGGAGAAAATAGTAACCTATAAGTTGACAAACCACTATAATTTGTAAACCTATAGGTTGATATTATAATCCCTATCGGGATTATTTAACTATAATTTTTATAAATTATAACCAAATAGTACCGTTCGGGATGGTTAAATCGCTATGCAATTTCACCTGGATGATTATTTTATTTAAATTGTACAATAGAAGTAGGTGTAGGAGTTCTAGCATATTTAGGTATTTTATCAGGACTTAAATGACCATATCGAATATCAGCTATTTTCTGTCCAAATACTTGCCTAAATCGTTCATAGTTATTTTGCTCTTGCCTTAACAACTCTGCTTTATCTTCATCAGTAGTAGGTCTAATAAGATTACCAAGATACAATACAGCAGATGACACAGCATCTAATCTATCATCATGTCCTGATACTCCAAATGGAGATTTATTCATCCCCTTACCCCAATAGAAGTGGGTGAGTTGATACATAAAGGTATATTGCTTTAGGTAATTACGAGTAGTAATAGAGTGGTTGGTATCAAAATAATCAGCTAAGTCTTTCAATACACATTCTTCTGTAATAAAGAACTTCCTACCATTAACAACAGGTGTTAGGGTATCAAAGATTCTTTGTTCTTTTTTTCCTAATACATGATGGTCATAGGTGGGAACTAATGAACCTAACTTCTCAGTGTAAGCATCAAATAGTTTCCTATACATACCAGCCCCAAAGTTCTTTTCAAAGACTACTTGAGTTATACAATTCCTATTATCTTCTGATTGGTAAGAGTTGTAACAGTCTAATAAACTTTGTAAAGTATACTCATCAGCACCACCTACATAACCACCAACTCTCTCCAGTACATAGTTACCATTGACTACAGCTAATACACAATAGGCAGTCTCATCTTCTCCAGTAGCTGAAGGGTCAATATAGAGAATCCTAGAGGTAGCAGAGTAGGAGGAGGTAGATTGTAGGTTGGGGGAGATAAGGTGTAGGGAGGTTTTATTAGGTGCAAATGGTACTAACTCAGGTTTAGCAGTATGAGGTTGAGTATCTACAAGGAATGGTGGTAGGTAACAATCTAAACTCTTATACCTAATCAACCCTATATCCTCTAAGCTAAAAGCATAGTTATCAGTAGCTTTAATAAATGGATTCATCATATAGTTCATATAATAATCTATTTTAGAAGCTCTATATTGGGTAATAAGTGTCGACTCTTTAATCCTTTGAGGGTCAGTAATAGTACCGACTATTGAATCATCCCTAAGCATCTTATCGAGGATAAATGGTGCAAGTAATCCTTTATAATCAGGTACTTCATCTAGTTTAGGAAATCTAGCAGTATAGACTCTTCCTTTGAATCCTAACCCACCATTCTCTTGTGTATCACAAGCCCAATAGTATACAGAATCAGTATTCCATGGAGTCCCTACTAACAATCTCTGTTGTTCTGTATTAGAATCAGATAATCGTAAGAACTCTACTATCCTACTCCTTAGGAAATCTCTCTTATCCTCAGTGTTGGAGGTAGTAGCAGTCTCTAAGTCATCCATTATCATTACCCTAGCCCTAAGACCAGTAGAGTTCCCAGTAAGTGGTACAGTCCATAAGGATGCTTCCTTTGGTTGAGCATACTTAGTCCTCAGTTTAGTCTGAGTTTGATGGGTATTATCCTTCTTATCAGTAGAGGGTATTAGTGGTTTTAAATCAGGTACAGTTAGGATAAGGTTTAATACATCCCTTACTAAGGCATGGGTGGTGTTAGCAGAGTTAGAACAATAACCTATGTTTACAGCAGGGTCAATATATAACCAATAGGCATTATACATAGCTAAGAGTGAAGTCTTAAACCAACCCCTAGGTGCTAACCACACTAAGTCATTAGCCATTAACCTTCTTTCCTTAGCAACATTCCTAGCTGCATCTAAAGTAAGTTCATGGATAAGATAAATAAAAGATAGGTGTAAGTCAAACAATCCTGTTATAGATGATAGGAGTAGGGGAGTTTTATGATAGGATTTAATAATGGAGTTATTATCATTCCCCTCCACCCCTAGTAATTGTTTTAACTCAGGGTAGTAGTGTTTATTACCCACTGCCATATACTCTGCCTCTGTATATGGTCCAAATGTAAGCCATTTAATTGCATCTAATTGCATATCAGAAGGAGTAAACCCTCTAATTTGCATACAATGAACAGCAAACTTATCAAACCTCATTATAGAGGGATTATAATCATAATCTCTTTCCATTATCTTTCTCCTTATTATAATGGTTACATGGATGAAAGTTACTTCGTAACTGTTCATCGAATGTTCTCTGTGTTCTGTAAATAACACGCTGTGAGCTGCGTAAATCAACTTTAGGTACTAAGTGTCCAAATAGATATTTCAAGAGCATACAGTGTATATCTATCATAACGATTTATTCTGTCTTCTCCTCCACCTATTGCTAAGCGAGGAGAAATCAGAGTAAACTATCGTTTAACGGTAGCAGGTGTAGGTAGAGATACTACATTTAAAGCTACAGCAGGAACTGAAGTAGTTAAGAATGTAGCTGCTGCTACAGAGGGAGCAGTGGTAGGTAGAGTACCAGTGTAGGTAAATGCTACAGATAAACCAGTAGCAGTAGGACCAGCAGCAAAGGTGGTTAAGTCAGTAATAGCAGCACCTAACAATAGGTGAGCCTGTGCTGTAGGGAATGCAGTAAAGGTCTTGTTAGAAGACGTATTACGAGCAACCCAATATACACCAGGTACTAGCAATACTCTTGAAGTAAGAGTAGTAGAAGCTAATGTGTTATCAATAGCTTTAGCACCTGAAGAGATGATAAGTTGTGAAGGAACATTATCCTTAGTATTATAAATACCTACCACACCGTTACCATTAGTACCAGTAGCTGTTGTACCGAATGCAATCTTATCTACAAAGATAGCTTGCCTTACAATGAATGGATAGAACTCTAAAGTATTTGCTGTTGATACAGCAGTACCACCAGGGATAGCCTCGCCATTATAGATGTAGCGTCCTACAGGTGTAATACCATCAGTATCTAATACATCAAACCTAAAGGCTTTCTGTAATACTAAGGTGTTGTGTAACGCATCACCAGTAAGATTGAAGTTACCAGGTGTAACTTTATCTTGTAAGAAGTTTGGTTTAAACTTTGAAATCATTATTTTCTTTCCTTTGATAAATTATCTACTTTTGCAGATAAGTCTGCTAATAACTTCTCATGTCTTCCGACTTGGTCAGTTAGTTCTTCTATATTACTATTCACATCATGTAATTCAGTTACAATAGCGGTGGTGGAGTCTTTGATAGGCATTAATCCTACTAAGATTACCACAGCAACAATTAATGCTAGTGCTACTGGTGATTGAGCTAATGCTACTATATCACCACTTTTTATTTCCATAGTAATTCCTTACTTTTAATAACCTGTTGTATAAATCTTATACAAGGAGGTGTGTACTTGTTGTGCCTCAGTATAGCTTAATTCACCAGTAATAGCAGAAGATAAAGAGAAGCTACTCGTCAGTGAAAAGTAAAGCCATTATAAACTCCTTTACTTATGCTCTACCACTAATGTAAACTTACCAATAACAGCAGTAGTGGTAATCTTTAAAGCATCACCAATAGCTGTAGTAATGAACTCATCTGCAAAGTCAATTCTCGTATTAGCTTTTACAGTAGTCTCCCACAACACTTTATCAGTGGAAGCATTAGTAGAGTTACCTGAGATAAGGGTAAGGGTAGCATCATTAGTCGGTACACAGCTAAATCCAGTTACTTGGTAGTATAAATCAGTAGGAATCCTCCCACCTGTTTGGGGCAGTAACACTACAGAAGTAGAGGCAGCAGAGTTGTTCCAAGAAGATGTTCTATTAACACCACTCCTGATATTATTTACATTGGTTGTAGTCATTAGTCTTCTCCTAAGAAGTTAATCATATTTTGTATTAAAACTGTATCAGCATTAGGTTCCAACTGAGCTTGTTCTAAGAAGAAGATAGCATTATTAATATCCTCTAAGCGTAGAAATCCCTCTACATCTAAAGCTGTTTGTTTAAAAGCTCTCCTAGTTAATTCAGGTAAGCCTTTAAATTGCTCCATTAAGATAAGTCTTTTATTATCTAAAGATAGGGGAGGTGGAGGTGGGGGTGCGTCGTGAGCGTCCTTGAGGGCTTGGTCGAAGGTAAGTGTACCCCCTTCTAAAACAAAGCCTCCAAGCTGTGCAATTGAAAAACCTGTTTCCGCTTCAAAAGCATCGACGCTTTCACCTTGCCAAAGAATCTGAACATCCGTTATTTGAGACTCGTAAAAATCGGCTCGTTGCTTGTCGTTTTGATTGAAAATATAAAATGGCATGATTGTTTCCTTTAGAATATAGCGACGTATATTTGAGCAGATTCGTAGCGGCTTCCTGTGCCTGTCCCTGCTTGATAGAAATTAAAGTGTAAAGCTGTCTTGACGGCGATCGCTGGTTGTGGCAGTAAAAAGCACAATTGTTCAGGGGCAACGCTTTGAACCATGCCAAGTATTGCGTAATTGGTGCTTCCATAAGTGGATGAAAAGTTTAAGGTTGAATCGCTAGGTGTTGAGGTGTTATAAGGCACACTCTGAACATTTACCGATTGACGGATTGAACGGCGTGTCAAGGTTGCCACAACTGGCACAACTACGTCCGCTCCTGTCGAAGCAACCGTGAAGGAGTTTGCTGTGGGAACAGTGGCAACGGTAAACCAGCCGTTTGAAATCCCACTTGCAAAAGTTAAATAGACACGATGCCCCACGATGTGACCGTGTGCCGTGGCGTTTATGGTTGCTACGTTTGAAGCCCTTGTTGCTGTCCCTACTAGGTTTGAAGCCGTTGTGCCGTCAAAGTTGACGTAAGCAAAGGGTACATTCGCCCAGCTTGCATTTGTGCCGTCGGTGGTTAATAGCTTGCCTGCATTGCCTGTTTGGGAGGGGAGGAGAGCATTAAACGTGACGGCTCCGTAAGCAGTCTCTCCAGCGTTCACTTGCGGGATTTTTAAAGCGTTACCAGTTAGGGCAGGATTCTTAACAATATCTAACGCAGTTACTGTAGCACTCTGTGCGGCAAAGGATGTGGTAGCATCTTCTAAATCAGCTACAGCGGCAGCTACATCCCCTTGTAATTCTAAATAAGTATTAGATACATTATCAGGGTCAAAACCGACAACAGAAGTAACAATACCATCTACCACTGCGTTTAAATCATCTAAGTCTGACTCCACCTCTTCTGCTATATTTGATTGCTGAGTGGTGGTTAAACCTAAGTTAGAGGAGGTAAGATTATTAACCCCATTGAAATCTACTAATGATGCTCTATTGGTACTTCTCCATATCCGTACCTTTACACCTGAATCTAAACCTATATTAAATACTACTGTATTCCCTACGATAGTATAGTTAGTGCTAACACTTTGAGTAATATAGTTGGTAGCTCCAACTAATTTAGTAGCTACCTTAATGTAAGTATCACTAATCCTGGTGAAGGGGATATTGAATACTGTCTGACCACCACTGGCGGTATATGTGATAGGATTATATGTCATAATGTTCCTTCCGCTCACTTTGTGGAGCAATACAGCTAACTTCACAAGTGAAGTGAGCGAGTTAGCTATCTCAAGAATAATTGTTATGATACACATACACTAGGAGCTTCCAAAATATAGTTTTGGACACTTAGTACCTAAAATGTATTTACGCCTCATACAGCGTGTTATTTATATGAATCAGAGCGATTCTGATGGCATATCAACTGAGATTAAATCTATGCTCCCCTAAAAGCATAAAGGTATTACACCAATAGGTAGGGGAGAGAAGATTCAATAACTACTTATAAAACACTTTTAGTGTTATTAATTAACTTATTAGTAAAATCATCTATTTGTTGTTGAGGTACAGGTTGTACAGTATTTAAACCTTTAGGTCTATTATCAACACCAGGGTCTTTTTCTACTTCAGTAATAGGTCTTAGACTTGTACCTTTACTATTGGAAGATTCTATCACAAATAGGGAGGGGTCAGAGGATAACAAGTCATTAATCCGTTCATGGTAAACATTAAACAGAGTCTTAACCATTGTTACTTTAGATTCTCTTTCCCTACTCTCATCAGGATTACCTAAGACTTTTTTATCATCTAGGTAAGCATCAGGAGCATTCCTATAAGCTTCAGAGTTTATCAGGATTCTCAAAGCTTGTGGGAGAGTCTTTCCATTGTAAGGGTATAAAGCTGACCGAGGGTCAGAGTTATTACCTAGTCTATAGTTCCTTAAAGTAGCAGCTACAATGTGACTACCATTGATACCCTTAATTCCACCCCATACAGTATGAGATGGTTGTACTGAACCACCACCCATAGGGTGTAGGTTGAATACTAAGTTATCAGCTAGTTTAGAAAGAGGATACCTCTTATTTAATCTATCTAATTCTTGGATACCAACATCAGCCGATGCACCAGGTTTCTGTTCTACAAAAGCAGAACGAGTCGCTACTCTAGGGTCTCCTGTTACAGAGTATACACCAGGGTAGTGAATCAGTGTATCCATTGAAGTACCAGTCTTTAAGATACTAGCAGCTTCATAGATTTTTAAATCTTTAGCACTGTGAGTATCTAACTTTAACGAAGTAACAGATATTTCCTGTAGTTGTGGGAACACTTTAGAAGCCAATCCATGGAGGAGGAGTTCTTGAGTTAAAGGGTCAGCCATACCTAAAGCCACATTAGTAATAGGGTCATATAGGTCTTCATTTCCTCTATTACCACTGAATACATTATATAAATCATTCAACTGAATATGTAGTTTCATAGTATCAGTAAGGAGATTCTTCCCAGTCTCTTTCAAGTCTTTAGCAGAATCTAATGGTAGAACACTTCTAAAGAAGTTTTGCATAGCTAAACCATAACCAGCTTCTTTTTCAGCATCTAATGCAGCAAGCACATTACCACTTGTATCGACATTACTGTTCAACTGCTCACTATACCCTTCATTAACTAACGTAATATCTCTATAGAAGTTAATAGCAGGGAGTAGGAAGGGTAGTGGTATTTGAGATAGGTTTACAGTCAAGGAATCACCAACTCTAACTTTAGTAGCGGTATCATAACCACCAGTAAGAGGGTTATATTCATATCCTAAAGATTT